CCAGTCAAAGTCATTTGGAGTGACAGCTAACGCCTCGGCATAACGCATACCTGTTTTAGCTATCAACATTACGAACCAGTCAAAACCAACTTTACTTGTATCAAGTGATTGTAATAACTTTGCTAACTCCTCTTTTTGTAGAAATTTACGTTTCTTTGTTCGTTTTGGTTCGGAGCCTTTTATCACGACCCGGTAGGTCGGGTCTTTATCAACTAAGCCGTCGTGGAATAGGTCTTTAATGCAAGCTTTGACATGATGATGGAAATCCGTTGTAGTCTGTTTTTCATGCGTTTTTGCATATTCATTGATAATCCGCTGATATTCACGTCTATCAAAATCTGAAATGAAGAGCTTCGGGCATATTTCACGTAGTTGCTTAGCTACGTTGTAATATTTATCTAGCGTTATTTTCGCAATAGCGCCGACTTTGTAGACTTCTATCCATTCATCGTAATAATCGCAAAACAAAATTCCTTTCTTCTTAGCCAATTCCATCCTCCTCCAATCTAATAGTCCGTAGCCCTTTTTCACTAGTCCTCTTCCGATAACTCGGCGTAGCATAAAACAAAATCGTTTTGCGCTTCACTTTCTTGAACGCCGCTAATTCGTCTACTGTTCCGATTTTTAGCAGCGTGTCGCCTTGATATAACGCATATTCCAACTCCATCACTCGCTCACCCCATCTATCCAGTCGATAAATTTACGCATTATGTCCTCCGTTTCTACATTCAGCCACGCTTTCGCTAATTTTTTGTTTCGTGTACACTGAACCTACATGATTACTATCCTCATCGTAAACCATGAACATGTCTATCGTAGTGCCGTCGAAACTATGCCCTAAATCAAATCCCAACGCCTCTACTGCCTTCTTAAACTCGTTTGTTTTCATAATTCATCACCTCGCATATTAAAACATTCCAGAACATCGTTAACACTATCTTTCAACGCTTCAAAATCTTCCAAATAAACAAAACTACTTGTTGACTCGTTATCAGATATTTCGTCCCCATCAAATATTTCAACATCTTCATCTGCAACTCTTTTAAGATAGTCTAGCTCGGTTTTCATTCCGTTAAACTCTAAACTAATGTAATTTTGTAAATCATCAAATTTTGTTCTCATATTGCTATTCCCTCCAATTTCGGCTAAATTATTTTAATTCTGATTGTAACTTATTCTGACTATTCGTTAATTTTATAAACATTATAGCGAGCATTCGAACCGTTAAAATTACCACTTCGTTTTGAGCTCATATAAGACCTTTTAAGCGATTATTTTCTCCAGACATGTAAATACTCATAAAATATGCTTTCGTTCGAAATTCGACCGCCTCCGTCGATATTTACGCTATAAAACTTCGGTAGTAGCCTCTGTAGCGATGAATAGATTTTGTTCAGCGTTGTATTTTATGCAGTATGTGCAGACTTTCCAATCCATCAATTCGTCAATGAATTCATCAACATAATCAATATCGCAAATGTAAAGTGATAGTCTATTACTGCCAAATTCGTGATCTTCCGTAGACCATTTGACACCTAAGCCCGTCATAGTCTCGACTAATTTAGTTGTTTCTTGAACAAAATTGTTAATTTCAGCGAACGGAATTTTTTTGTTATGCAGCTTCTCCCGCACAATATTGCATATTTTTACTTCTGCTTCTTGCAAAACTTTGTTAGTCATGCTCTAGCCTCCCTAGATTTCAAACTTTTTCCCAGTCCGTCTTTCGTAAGTCTTAATAGCGCGCTTATTCCCTAGCAACGTGTTCATTTGTATAATGTTCATTCCAATTCGCATTGCTGGAATGCCGTAGAAATTATGTTGTTCTTTTGCTTTTTTTTATCATGTCATCGGGCACCTTTTGAATCATGAGCAACGCTCTTTCTATCGCCAGTGATCTGTCTAGGTCTCTTTCAATCATGCCACCAGCGCCAGCGTCAAATACGATATACTCTTCTGTAAGTGGCGATTTTCTAACACATATTTTCAACCCTTTATAATCGCCAAGATATTCGGCCATCACTCGAAATACCCTGTCGGACTGTATGAATCCAGCGAACTCAAAATTTTCAACTCTGCAATAAACTTTTACTTCCCTCATGTAATCACCCCTATTTCATAAATACTAGCCAGTGCGTTTTACTTCTTCGGTTGCCAAATAACGGCTCCATACCAATTACTTTTAAGATCTCACTTAGTTTTATCTGCTCCTCATTCCACTTGAAAACGAGAGTGCCATTTTGTTTTAACACACGCATACACTCATCGAAACCCTCTGAAATATCGCGTTCCCAAAGCGGTCCGAGCTTTCCGTATTTTTTGGCCAACCAGGAATTGTCACCTGCCCGCACCAAATGCGGAGGGTCAAAAACAACGAGATAAAACGATTCATCTGGAAATGGCATATTTCTAAAATCGCCTACTACATCTGGCTTTACAACTAACTTCCTGCCATCACAAAGCGTAGTATCGAGTTCCCTATTGTCCATGTAAACCGCGTCTGGATGCTGTTTGTTAAACCAGAACATCCGCCCACTGCAACACGCGTCTAAAATTCTCTTCACGCCCGCGCCTCCTTCAATCTCCGTTTCATTTCCGCTACTTTGCGCGCGGTTTCCTCTGGCGTTTCCTTCTGCTCTGGCTCCGTCTGCTGCGGTGGTAGTACCTCGTCTTTGTCGAACCAGTTTGGTACTACCTCTTGTTTACCGCCTTTTTTATAGCCCTTGCCATTATTTTTAGCTTGCTGACCTATTTCCCAGTTCCTATCAGCTTGCTGAACTTGTTCTAATGTTGTTATTTTTAATTGTTTCCAGTTGTTTAAAATGGCCCTTGTATACCTCCATGCACCTTTACGCTCGATCTGTTCAAGCGATGTCCTGCGAATTGCCTCGATTACAAGGGTATCTGTCGTTTCGTCTATCGCTTCTTGGATGTCTTTTAATACCACTGCATTAGGAAATCCATATACAGCTTCCCACGTAGCAATCGAACTGGAATAATCAGGATTATTATTATGAATGGTTTTCTCTTCTTCGTAATCTATACTAATCTTACCTATGCTATCCTTACCTAACCTATCCTTACCTAACCTAACCTGCGTCTCCCACTGGTCTACATTTGGTATGTCAGGTGGTATGACATGCGGTTGAACCTGTTCTGCCACTTTGGTATAGCGTTTGCTACTATCCATCGCTAATTGGCTTTTTTCTTCTTGGTGTACTGTTTCACGATATCGATCACCACGAATATAATTGTGTATTTTCCAATCCCTTATAACGACAATTCCAGTGTCAAATGGAATCAAAAATTGCTTAGCCATTAATATCTTTAAATCATCATCGCTAGCGCCAATGACACGTTTTATTTTCTTCACACTGTCTACAAAGCCGTCATCATCAGCGCTCATGTTTAGATGGAAATATAAGCACTGTGATGATAACGGCATATCTACAAATGCGTCCGTATCTGTAATATTTTTGCTGAACATTCTTCTTTGAGCCATCTAATTTTCCTCCTAAAAAGTATTAAACAATACTACCTTGAACAGCCGTTCCTTCCGGCAAGGTGTCCGATGGTTTTTTTGGTTCTTCTGCCGGATCAATGATATCTAAATTAACTCCAATATCTTCTGTAATATCAATCCGCCCTTTCTGCTCGTTTCCGTCCTCCGTGATGCCTTTTTGCATGTCGATTGATAGGATGCCCCATTTACTTAACATGTTGCGGAGTACTGTTTTCTTAGCCATCGCATCCCAATCTTTGCCCCAACCAAAATTGGATTTACTAAATTTATTCTTATGAAATTCAACTTCCGCCTTGGTCCAATAAACTGTTTTTTCGAACCCGTTTATTAATCGGAAATAACCACAATACCCAATAACTTTATCGCTCTCTGCCCCATCTAAATTTAGTTCTAGTTCTTCTGTAAGGCGATTCCAGCTTACTAACTCTCCTTCTCTAACTTCGATAACGTTAATGGCTTTATATTGCCCAGTCCGAAGCGCTAACTGGATATATCCTTTATATCCAAGTTGGAATTGCGCCTTCCCGCTATAGGGAACAATCCAGGCATATCCCAAATTTTTATCGATCGGCAAATCAAGGGTCGCCGCTACGAGGGCCGACATGATAATTGACATTGGTTCTGCTTTTTGAAGCCCGCTTTCGCTATTGTACAAATTCAGTAACGAGGCTAAAAACTGCGGCGCTCGCTTATCCAACACTTCCTCAAACTTCCCTTTCATAGTCGGGGCGTTTACTAATCCTTTAAGTCCTAACGATTGCGCCGTTCCTACTTGGTTACCTTCCTGTTTGTTTGCTAATTGATTTTTTAAAGAATTATTTGTTGCCATATTATTTAATCTCCTTCACCATGAATTTTCTGAAACTGCTTTCTGTCAATACTTTTTGATATACATCTGGAAACTCACTTCTTAACTTATCCGTGCTTACTCTTTGTTGTGTTTGAGATTTCCAACTGACAGCATAATCATCAACCAATGCTGTATCTGCCGTTTCCATCTCTTTTTTTATATGATTATCTATTTCTTTTTTTTCGTGTTTGTAGTATTTTTTATGTCTGTATCTAAAATTTCGCGCTCTTCCAAATATCCTTTATACTTTGCTGGCAACATTACTTTTCGCTCCTCTGACTCCGCGAATCGTTCTTTTAGATATTGTTCCGCTGCGCTTGATCCATCCAAAGCTGGGGCGATACCACCGAGTACATGACTTTCCCAAAAGTTCAATTCAAAAGCGATGATTTGAGAAATCAGATCGTTATCACGAGGTACCTCTTTCCAAATAAATTTATTGCCACCGATTAGCACTGCTAAATACGCCTTGTTTTTTCCTGTAACCGCCATATAATGCTGAATTTGAACTAAATACGTCGCTGGAACCTCCTCGGATTCCCATTCTTTCGCAAGATAAGCTGAGGCTGTTTTACATTCCAAAATCGCGTCCTCGCCAACTACAAAGCGATCCACGTTAGCAATCATAAATGGATAATCACCATGCCGATACATCATATTGCTACGACGGACCTTCTTCCCTGTTCGCTTCTCAAACTCTTTCGCCACAACTTCTTCCATTTGATTTCCCCAGTATGCCGCTTCTCCAGCTTCATCATCAGGCATGACTTGTCCTGTTTTATCTAGCCATAGCTCAAATGCTGTTTTATATTTATTCAGCCCCATGACAATGCTCGCGTCACTGCCTCCTATGCCTTCTCTACGAGCCAATAGCCAGTCGGTATGTTGCATATCTTTCGTGTTAATCACTGCCTGCATTTAAACCCCTCCATTGCAATTTTGTGCGGGAATATGTATAATAAGGTTATCTATCCCTTACATACTCCCTGTATGTGTTCGCTCACTCTGTAAAGTGAGCTTTTTTTATGCCTGCTCTTCCTCTTCTTCACGCGCTTTCAAATCTTCCATATACTCGTTATGCCAAGCTTGGCTATTCTGCCCGCGCAATGCCCAATACTCCTCATTTGCCATTAAATTTTCTACTGATTCTTCCCACATGTCTGTTTCACCTCACATTCTGTAATTTAACACTGTCATAGTTATTATTAAGATAAAGGCGAGTAATACTCCGCTGGAAAACAATAACAACCAGAATTTCGTTCCTTTTGTCAGCTTAATTTCTCCGTTCTCGTCCTCGTGGCCACAAAAGAAAATGTTTAGCAGTGCTGAAATCATACAAATCCCTCCTAACATTTCCAGTTTATTTTTGGTATACTCGTAGTAGAAAGCGAGGTGACAAATAACATGAATGATGCAACGAGTATTTCTTTAACTCAATTTATTGATTTTTCAACAAAGGTTAGTACTACCGCTAGGATTAATTTCATTAAGAAAGTTAAAGCTGATCCTGATTACACTCCTGCGACTGATTACTGGAAACAACTACGCGCAGAAATCAAACGAATACATGAAAGAGGGCTACCTATCGAAGAACTTTATAGCCTCTCTGACCGAGTTTCCGACAACAAAAAAGATAACTATGCCAAAAATATTCGAAACTATGTCAAATTTATAAAAAAACACAATGTTGAATTTTTTAATACAGGTAAGGCTTTTTGGCAATATGACGAACTAAACGTTAGAACTACTCCTGAATTAGGTTTACGTATCAACGGTCAAAATTACTTAGTGAAAAACTGGTATAAAAAGAACAATAATAATACCAAGGTAACTAAAAAAGAGCATATCCACAACTCTAACCATGATGGAATTATCTCTGCTAGATTTCGAGATTCCACCAGACACTAAATTCGCTGTAATTAATCTACAAAAAGGAGAACTTCACGAGTCTACTCCTCTTGTAGACTCAGATGTGTTAGAATTAAAAATTGAAGCAGGAACGTTATTAGATATTTGGAAACAAATCTAGTCATCTGCTAACTCACCTTGGATTTGTGCGCATATACCGCAAATATATGTGCCATCTTCCAGCTCTAATTCGCCTATTCTGTCACACATGATGCAGGGTGGGCGTTTTATCTTTGTTAAATACCAATTTCGTAACCAAAATGGAATTATTTTTTTCATACTTGACCTCCTCGACAAAATTACGTTTTTATTTCCTCATAACCTTGCTCGTCCAGATACTTCGCATAGTCTCGAAACGTATGAAAGCCTGTTACCATAAGCGGAAACTCACTAGACATATCACTAAGTGCTACAGTTCCAGTTACATAGTTCAACACGATTGTTATATCGCCTATGTCGTGATGACGCTTAAATGTTCTCCTCTTCAACTTCGTCATACTCATAATTTGCCGCCTTCCTTTTCGCCTTTTCACTTACAAAGATATTGCCGTAAATCGACGCTAGCGCAAAACCTGCGATAAAACATACTAAACCGTTAAGCATTTTTTACACCTCTTTTTTGTTCATTTTTGTGATTGATATGCAGTTCTGGAAAGTACATATCAATAAATTCATCCATTCGTTTCGCTTTGAAAATCCAACTTTTCCCGTCTTTCGAGGCCAGTTCATGCCTTACAACATAAGGGTGGTGACATATATGATCCACAATCCAATCCTTACTTTGTCCACCGCATTCTAGTTGCATGCGTTCCATTTTCCAAATCAGCCCTATTAGCCCCTCTTCTTCTAAAATCTCTTTTAGTATTTCTTTCAATATTTTTCTTACTTCATTCTTATTAATTTCAATAAGCGACATGTCCAGCACGCCCCTTCGCCGTTTTTTATTTTTTATACTACTTTCAATCCTTCTAGATCTTCCGTATCGATACCAAACTGGATAGCCATCTGCTGTACGACTGATAAATAGATTTCAATAAGTCGCTTATCCTCTGATATACAATCAAGTTTGTTCAGTTTCTGAATAGATGTCTTACTCAATCCTTTTGCTGCCATTTTCGTTTGACGATTTTCTAATCGCCTGTTTAAATCACAATGCGCACGTTTTTCTAATCGCTCATAACTCATGTTTACGGTACTTCTATAAGGTTCTGTACCGCCCATGTTGTTAGCGATACGTTTTAAGATAGAATTCACCTTCTCGCGCCACTCGTTGGAATTTACGCTAAGGATTTCTTTCATACTCTCTACCTTTGTTTCTAGCTTTTTTTGTTGCTAATTCTTGATTGGCTATGGCTTTGAATAGTCCGTTAACCATTTGTAACTCTGGGCTTAAGTTTGAGGTGTCATGTTGTTGTCTTATAACTTTTTCCATTTCGTTGAACGCCTCAATATACTTGATCTTGAAATCTAACGCCTTCTTTCCTGTAAATCCCATAGCTAATAGTGTAAAGCCATCACGGTTCATTAAAATTATTTTTCGATTACGGCCATAGGCATCCGGTTCCATCGCTTCATAAAACATCACCCCAAAATTGGGGACATCTTTTTTTAATGAACTAATATCCCTTAAAATATGGTCATGCCTTTTATCGAAATTTTCTGCAACCTGTATTGATGAGGTGACTACTTTCTCATTTCTCGAAATTACTAAATTATTCATTTGTAATCCGCCTCCTTAATATCCAAAATTTCACGAATTTTAGCTTTATGCTCTTCTCCTTTACGATTATTATTCAGAATGTCCGAAAGATATTGAGGTTTTATTTCTAGCATTTCTGCCAATTCGTATTGTTTGATTCCCAACACCCTTAACTTTGTACGAACAATCCCTGCAAAAGCTTGATCCAAGGTCATCGTTTGTGCCTCCTTTTTATGAAATCCGCTAATTTATCCGCTGATATTGACTTTTTTTATTAAATTTGATAAAATGAATCCATAGCTTAATAAGCCTACAGTAATGCCAAATAACGTTGGGGAACGAGAAAATTGGACATTTATTTGAGGTCTTTATAAGCGGATAAATCAGCTTATTTATACTTTATCATTAAATTTAATAAAAATCAAGTTTTTTTATACAATTTAATAAAAAAGTTTTTTAAAGCTACTAAGGTGGTTAACATGACAACGTTCGAACGGATTAAAAAAATTATGTAAAGATAGAGGTATTTCTCTTCAAGATTTGGCTCGTAGTGTAAATATTGGTGAAAATTCAATATATGCATGGAAAACGAAAGCGCCCACAAGCGACAAGCTTAAGGCAGTTGCGGATTATCTTAATGTTACTACTGATTATCTTTTAGGCAGATCAGACAATCCCAATCCAGAAAAAAGTCACTCACCTGCTGTTCAAGATATCATTGATTACATTGAGCAGAATAGTGACTTTGCAGAATCAATTAGACACTTGATTCAAACAGTTGAAAACAAAAAAAAGTGACAAATAAAAAAACCACCTTAAAAGGTGGTCAAATTTATATTTTCTATACCAAAGTAGATAGGAACTCACCGTTTATAATAAACAGTGTTTTAAAGGCCTCATCTTCTGTATAACCAGACGCTATTAATTCAAGCCTGCTATCTCTATCTTTATCTATCATCTCGATTATTTTTTTGTAATGATCTTTGTTATCTTTTGCATGTTCTAAAATTATTCTATGTTCTTCTTCCATCCCTTATTCACTCCTAAATCTTATTACGTTCATTCACTGCTCGTTTTTTTCTTTTTTAATTTTTTTGTATTTTTATGTTAGACTAGTTGTGTGTTCGAGGCTTACGCTTTCTTCGCACAATCGTCGGGATTGGGGAGAGCGCAGGCTTCGGCTTTTTTAGTTTACGCTTACAATCAACCGCCAGTAATAAGGTGAATCATAGGCGCGATAGTTACTACTAACGCAGTGAAAACTGTCAGAACATTAGATTTCTTCATATTATGTACCTCCCTTCTGTTTGATATACCTACTATTATACAGGATAATCTAGGGAACCTTAAAAAAATACCCGATATCGGATATAAAGGAGAATTTTACATGAAAACAATTGGTGATACAATACGTGAAATTCGTAAAAATAAGAGGATTAAGCAAGAGGATATGAAAAGCGTATCGCAAAGCTCTTTATCAGCGATTGAAAAAGGCCGTATACCTTCTATTGAATTATTCATTAATATTTTAAAAGAGCTCGATATAGAAATGCTGGAATTCTTTTATATACAAAACAATTTTAAATTACCCGAACGCGATCACCTCTTTAAGCTGTTTCGCGAACAGAAAAGCTCCCTAGACGTTGAGTATATGAAAATGCTACAAGATACGTACGATGAATATCTAACTAATACAGACGACCCATTCATTCGGTCTTTGCGAGATGTGTTAGATGTTTATCGTGAAATTAATGTGAGACAATCTTTTAAGATAACCCACCAGGAAGCTTATGATAAATGGAATGAAATTGCTAATCGTAAGGTATGGTACCACAATGATATTTACATGCTAACGAAAATATTTTATATTTTCCCGGTGGATCAAATAGATAACGTTATCGGAAAAGCTGTAAGACAACTGGAAAAGTATAATAACTATCCTCACATCCACTTTTTCAAAATTGCATTTTTCATCAATTGTTCGCGACACTATATCCTTGAAGGTCAATATCTCAAAAGCAAACCTCATCTAATCGCAGCTGAAAGGCTAGCGAATGATCACCAAGAAGTTACTCTTCGTCTAGCTTCTCATTTTTTGCTTGCGTATTCCGATTACATCGAGGGAGAACATGAACAGGCTCAGGAAAGAGTCGATCGTACAACGAGTATCTATTTATCATTAGAAAGTTTAGAGCTAAAAGATAAAAATAAAAATGATATCCCCAGGTACGGAAGAATAGCTAAAGATCATTTGAGAGATTGGGAGAATTTTTTAGCGGAACAAAACAAAAGCAAATGACAATTGCTGTTTTATATTGGAAATTGTATAATTGGGATGTTTGACAATACAGATAAGGGAGAGATTGAAGTGAAGAAAATAATTATCGTTCTAGGGGTTTTATTGGTCTTAAGCATGGGGATAGCTGGATGTAACAACTCGGCTAAAGGAAATAGTACTCAAAATGAAAATAGTGAGACTAAACTATCTAAAGATGATCTTTGGAAAATATACTCGATTAATAGTGAGTTTTACTTCGATAAAATCAGTTTAATGACAAATCAAAAAAGAAAATAATATGACAGATGACGAGATTGTAAATAAGCTGAATGAGTCCATTAAATTATTTGAAACAAGTAAAAAAGAACTGGCTGAAAATAATTCTAACCCTGAACTTACAGCAGCGCTACTTGACTATAATAAGGCAATTACCCAAGCATTTAGTATTTTAGTGGAAAATGGTTTTTCAAAAGCTGAAGAAGCCGGTGAGTTATCGAAAAAAGCTGGTGAATTAATGAGAAGTATATCTGATAATTACTTTGATGGTAAACTTCCCGAATCGGCAGAATCATTTTTTAATAAATCCGATGAAGCTACAACAAATGATGATTCTGAGGTCGCTGAACAAAGAAAGGAATTTGATACCAATATAAAAGAAAATTATAACGGCTTGAATTTTACGATTAGTCATGTACTAATTGCAAAGGCTACCCAAAAATTTATGGACGAAAACAACTTAACTACAAACGGTTTAGTGAGCGTACATTTTTCAATCGATAACACCTCTACCCACGACTTCACTACTTTTCCTGACCAAGCAGAATTGGTGGTCGATAGTCAACAAGTAGATGCTGATTTAAACAACAGCGATCACATCGGCGGTTCAATTTATAAAGGTGTGAAAAAAGAAGGTGATATCCATTTTTTTGTACCCGAAATAAATGATGTTAACAACATAAAAGAATTGAGATTAAAATGGTTATCTAGCGACCAAAACGCTCATGATACAAAAGAACACGACATCGTTATTAATTTACAATAA